CTGACCTAGTTGTTAATACACAAGGTGCTGGTTTCAGTTTAGTATATTCTGGAGACGCTACAACAGGTTGGACTTATAGGGAGAAATAGAATATGGCAAATTACGAAGCAACTAAATACGATTTTGATGGAGCTAACCTTACAGGTATTGAAGGTATTCCAACAGCAACAATTGTGCCGTGGTCAGATTCTTCTGTACCAACAGGTTTCTTAGAATGTGATGGGTCTGCAGTTTCAAGATCAACATATGCAGATTTATTTGCAATCGTTGGTACAACTTATGGATCAGGTGATGGTTCAACAACTTTTAATGTACCAGACTTACAAGATAACGTAGCAGTTGGAAAATCAGGAACTAAAAACTTAGCTTCAACGGGTGGAGCAAACACTGTAACTACAACCGGAAACGTTGGTGGTGCAACCGCAAATGCAACTTTATCAACACCACAACTTGCTTCACACTCGCACAATCTTAATGTTGGTCCTTACCAACCTGGAAGACCAGCTAATCTTATTCTTGCACAGCAACAAGGTCCAGGAACAATTGGAACTAATAATTCTGGTGGTGGTGGTGGACATTCTCATAACATGAGTGCAACTTTTTCTGGTGATGCAACTTCAGTTGTTCAACCATATTTAACGATTATTTATATTATAAAAACTTAGGAGAAAAAATGGCAAGTAAAGGAAATTGGACAATTGTATTTGAAGATAAGGTAATTATAAAAAATCATGCAGAAGGTGTTTCTGAAGGTATTGGTTATGAAATTAATGATGATGCTTTTTGGAACGATTCTAAGTTTTCAAACATTTGGGCGATTCAATATGGAACTTCAGTTACTTCAGATGAAGTAGAATATAAAGACACTACTCCTCATTCATCTTTTGCAGATGCTAATATTGGAGACATTAGTCAATTTTCTAATAGATGGGATTCAGCTCATTTGGCACAATTACAATCTGATTGGGATAATGATAACGTAGAAGGTGAAACTGAAGCTGAAAAAATTACTAGATTAGGTGCAAGACCTACATCATATTCATCTTAATAACATCCAAGAAGTTAAAATATATTTTTCACCTGATAATGGTGTATTACCCCTATGTAAATATGGAAAGGCTGCAGGCCATATAACTATTCTACCGGTTTTAGGTTTTACTCTTTTTGAAAAATGTAAAAATTCTGTTTCTCCTCCTTCTTCTACATCATTTAAATATATAGTAAAAACAAAGGCTCTGGGTTCATTATCAAAACCCTTACCATGTTCAATATGCCAAACATGATAGCCTTCGGTGGGTAATGTTTTTTGAATTTTTAAAGTGGTAAAATAAAAAGGATTATTATCATAAGCTTCTTTTGCTCCTGTATTTTGACAATAGTGATTCCACGCTAAATCAAAATTTAACATCATTGGTTTTAAAGATTCCCACCATACATTTAAATTATCATGATTTGCAAAATATTGCTGATCTTGTTTTTTTAAAATAGATGCGTTTTCTGCTCCTATTCTATTAATTGTATTATTAAATTTATTTTCATTTTCATATAATTGAATGGCTTTATTACATTCTTCTTTTGTAATGTAATTATCATACACTCCTATAAAATTATCTATATTTACTGTTTTTTTCATATTTATCTTTACTATTTTTATTTACTATTTTTATTTACTAAATCATAAGCATGATGTTTATGAGGACCATTTTGATTTACGTAATGAAAAAATACTTGAGCCATTCCTTCACCTTTATAAATACCAGGTCGCCAATGTTTTTGATCACAACCTGCATAAAGAACACCATCTCCTTCTTCTAATTCAAACTCAGTTCCTTCAACAACAATTCGCCAATTATCATATTTTTTAATACATGCTGTAATACTAATCTCACACGCGGGTCTATCAGTATGTTTAGTTAAAGTTGCACCAAATACATAGTATCTCCAATATGCATAAGTAGGAAACAAATTTAAATTAGATTCTCTTTCAACTATAGGTAATTTTAAATCAAGTAATCCATTCATTAATGGGTCATTGTACCATGCAGGAGAAAAAGATTGACTATCTATTACATAATCTTTACTGTAATCCAATTTATTATAACAATATTTATTTAAAATAATTAATTCTTCTTTCGTAAAAAAATTTTTAATTAATTTATAATTTACTGCAGCCATGCAACAATACTATACCTTGTTCCTTTCGTAATAGGTTGAATACTATGTGGATACATAAAATTACTGGGAAAAAATACAATAGATCCTTTACCAAGTTTTAATCTTTTTATTTCTTTTTCTTTTTGATCTGTAAAAATTAAATCTCCTCCTTCATAATTATCATTTAAGTTAATGATAATACTTAAATGTCTTGTGGCTGCTGTATAATGATCTGTATGTATTTCATATTTTCCTCCAGGTGTATATTTTAATAAATCTATTTGATTTATCTTATTACTTTCCATTTTTGGAAATTTACTTTTATAAAAAAAATAAAGTCTTTCTATTTCTTTTTTTACATAATTCCAATAAAATAAATTAGTAGGTGTATTAAGATTTAAATGGTAACCTTTTACATTTCTTATATTTTTAAAAACACCCTCTTTAACTTCCATATCTTTTTTAGCTTTTTTGTTTATTAAAGGGATGATTTTATTTATGAATTCATTAGGAATGATTTTTTTTATTTCTACTATTGCTTCTAAATAGTCCATTTAAAGTAAATTTGCTTTTTCTTTTTGAGTTTCGTCTAGTGTTTTATCATTTTTTTCTAATTTTTTTATTGTAGTTTTGTTTGGTTTCCACTCTTCCTTATTAACTACGTCTCCACCTCTTTCAGGTTTTGTTTGAAATATTACAGTGTAGCTACCATCATAAATTTTTAATTTTTCTTTCCACCAATCTGGATCTTTAACAGTATAATGTGCATTTTTACCATTAGTTAAAATTTGTTTAGCAGGATAACAAGTAATAGTTAAAAATACTTTATTACCATAACTAAATATATCTTTTAATACTTCTCTGATTTTATCTTCTTGAACATGTTCCATTACATCAATACATAAAACTAAATCATATTGACCAGTGGGTTTATTTGAAAATTGTGCAACTGCAGGATCATATGGAGTTATATTTATATTCATTGGTGAACCTGGAACCTTTCTATTATTAAATAGAATAGAATGGAATTTTGCTTTACCACAACCATAATCTAAAATGGTTTTTATATTATTTTCTTTTATTAAATTAAAAATTTGATGTTTATATTCTGCTAATGCTTCACCAATCCAATTGTCTTGGTTTACAGCATGAAATTTAGTTGCTTCTGTTAGAGATTCATACATAGTTTTTTTCTTTATATTCTTTGTAGTGCTTATAACACAATTCACTAAAATTAGTCAATTGCAGAACTTCTTTGTAAGTATTGACTTTATAAGCTTCAATTCCATCATAGCCCATTTCTTTTGCTACCTTAAATCTATAATGACCACAATGTATTTCATCATCCTTAAATACAGCAGGAAATAATAATCCATCTTCTTTCATGTATTTACGAACAGTTTCTAAATGCTCCTGATCCCAGTCTATTTTATCTTGTAATGAGTCAAAATCTATGTATGATAGACGTTCGGGAAACCAGATTATTCTCGCTTTCATTATATTCATAAGTATTATATAGTAGGTTATATGCTACAAAAACTAAATTTCAAGCCCGGTTTTAACAAGATGGTCACCGATTCCGGAGGCGAGTCTCAGTGGGTCGATGGTGATTTTGTTCGATTTCGATATGGACTACCTGAAAAAATAGGTGGTTGGAATCAACTTACAATTCAAAATAAAACTTTACCAGGGGTTGCTAGAGCACAGCATGCATGGACATCTCTAGCAGGTGAAAAGTATACTGCAATCGGTACATCACAAGGTTTGTTTTTATATTATGGTGAAGACTTTTATGACATCACACCTTTAGATACAGCAATCACTGGAGCTGACTTTGATGCAACAACCGGTTCACCAACTGTTACAGTCAATAAAACTTCACATGGATTACAAGATGGACGATATGTAACTTTTTCTAGTGTTACGGTTCCAACTGGATCAGGATATGCTACATCTGATTTTGAAGACAATACATTTGAAGTATTAAATTCAACTACAAATACTTTTGAAATTACAATGCCATCTAATTCAGCAGGTACAACTTCTGGAACAGGAGCTGCAGAAATATTACCTTATGTAGTTGTGGGTCCAACATTTCAATCCGCAGGTTATGGATGGGGAACATATTTATGGGGTGAAGAAGCATGGGGAACGGAGCGTTCAACAAGTAACGTGATCCTGGATCCAGGCATCTGGAGTCTAGATAACTTCGGTCAAATATTAGTTGCAACTATTCATAATGGTAGAACATTCACTTGGAATGCAGGGGCAACAACACCTAGAGCAAATAGAGCAACGGTTATGACTGGTGCACCTACTGCATCAAGACTGACACAAGTATCGGATAGAGATAGACACGTATTTCATTTTGGAACAGAAACAACTATTGGTGATCCATCTACACAAGATCCAATGTTTATAAGATTTTCAAACCAAGAAGACTTTAATACTTATGCACCGACTGCAACCAATACTGCTGGAACATTTAGAGTGGATAAAGGTAATGAAATTGTAGGAGCAGTATCAGGTAAAGATTATACTTTAGTACTAACAGATAGTTCTGCATATGTAATTCAATTCGTTGGTCCACCATTTACATTTTCAGTTAAACAAGTTGGTACTAACTGTGGATTGATTGGCCAGCATGCACTGACGTATTCTAATGGTGTTGTTTTTTGGATGTCAGGTGAAGGTGGATTTTTTATGTATGATGGTACCGTTAAAGCAATACCATGTTTAGTTGAAGACTTTGTATTTACAACTACAGGAGATAATTTAGGAATTAACTATGATGCAGGTCAAATTGTTTATGCAGAACATAATACTTTATATAATGAAGTTAATTGGTTTTATGCAAAATCAGGTTCAGAACAAATTGATAGATGTGTTACATTTAACTACGGAGAAAACTGTTGGACAACATCATCACTTGCTAGAACTAGCTATACAGATGCAGGTGTATTTGATTTACCATATGCAACTGAATACAATAAAACAGCGGTACCTAATTTTCCAATACAAGGAATTACTGCAAAGTATGGAGCATCAACTTATTATGCTCATGAAACCGGAACTGATCAAATCAATTCATCAGGTACAACTTCTATTGATGCATTTATTCAATCTGGAGACTTTGATATATCCGCAAGAAGAAGTGCTTTAGGAGGCACAACCGGTCTTGCTGATCTTAGAGGAGATGGTGAATTTATTATGTCTATGAGTAGATTTATACCAGACTTTAAGGTATTGACCGGTAATTCAAAGATTACTTTACTATTAAATAACTATCCAAGTGATACAGCATCAAGTTCACCATTAGGACCCTTTACAATCACAAGTTCTACTGATAAGGTGGATACTCGAGCAAGAGGAAGACTTCTTGCAATCAAAATTGAAAATGACGCTATAGGTGAAACTTGGCGTTATGGAACATTAAGAGTAGATATAAAACCAGACGGTAGACGATAATGAGTATTTTAGACGCATTTAATAGAAATTATCAATCTTATACAGATCAAGTTTATGGTCCTGGAGGTTATTATACCACTTCTCCAAGTAGAATGGATTATAACATAGATGCAAATAGAGCAGCAACAGAATTAATAAGTAATACGCTTCAACAGGGTTTAGGATCATTTGGAACTCCTGCAGCCGCAATTGCAGAACTTGTAGCACCTGCGATTGCTTTTGGTGCAAGTCCATTTCATGATATTACACAAGCAGCACAAAGAGCAAAAGAAAGTTATGATATGCCGACTGGTTATGGTAGAATATATGACTACATGGAAACTCCTGTTGGTCCTACTATGAGTGAATTTGCAAAAGCAGTTGCTGCAGAACAAATACCTTCAACAATGATTCAAAGAGCAATGGGAGCTGCAGTTCCTTTAAGTAATAGAATACAAACAGGCTTAGATTTAGTAGGTAATTTTGGTTTTGGAACTCCTGCTGCGGCTAGTGAAGTTTCTATTGGTGAATCTAAAAATATTGAAGATTTTTTAGAAACTAGTACCCCTACTGAAATTTCAATTCCAGAAGCCCCAAAAGTTTTTTCACCAGCTCAAGAATTTAATTTTTTACCTTCAGCTTACGAAGATGAAACTTTAGGTGAAGATATAGGAAGCACCAAACCAAAATTTGGTATTGAAAATTTACTTGAAACAGCACTTGGATTTGCAGTGCCTGGATTTTCTATTTTACAAAACATAGCTGGTGGAGGTCAACCTTACGAACAATTTACTCCAGGTGGAACAATTAGAAATGGAATATATAGTATTGATGGTGTTAATGTACCAGTTAGTTCTTTTGGTGGTGACTTCTATAATCCAAACACAGGTTTAAATAGATTTGATCGAGCAAAAAACAGATTTAATGAAACTCGTAGTTTAAAAGATTTATTTGGTGCAAGTAGAACTTTAGCTGAGTTTAACAACGCTAGAAAAATATTAGAAACTCAAAAGAAAACAGGTTATAAGAGTGATTTCATGAATAGACCTAAATCGGAAAGAAATTATACTGGCCCAGGTGGTGGAGATAATACTGGTGGAGACATAGGAGCTAAAGGAGCAGCAGATTCTTTTTCTAATAAAAGTGGAATGGGAAGAACAGGTTATTAATGGCTAGAATAACTTCATACATACCGGAACCAAAAGAAGAATATGATGTTGAAAACCAAAGACAGATTCTTCGTGCAGTGGATACAATTAAAACTGAATTAAATTTTTCATACCAAGAAGATTTACGAAAAGAACTAGAAAGATTTACTTGGTTCAATTCGAGGTTTGGTTGCTAACATGTCTTGCAACAATGTTAATGTAGAACCAACAGTAATTGGTGGTGGAAATGGATCAAATGCTTATGATGCATTTGGAAGATTAAGAGTATCTAATCCATTTACTATTTTTGATAGTACAAATGTAATGTCAAAGAATAATCTCTTTGATGAAGACTTAACAGGATCAGGAACAGTTACTTATACCGCAAATAAATCTACAGTTAATTTAAATGTAACTACAGCTAGTGGCGATAAAGTCATAAGACAATCAAAAAGAGTTATGTCTTATCAACCAGGTAAGTCATTAT